CTCAAGTTTTTTGATGCTACGCCTCATATGTGCGGCTGGTCGGCGTACTGGAAATCGATATGGATTGCTTTTGTCCGCTCCAGTCCTTACTTACGTTTTCCTGAGCGTACTTTTTTGCGGCCTCATCTGTTTTATGCTCCCTTTTTATCCCCTTTACCACGCTGTAATATTTCATGGTCCTGTCCTCCTATCTTATTATGTCGTGGCCCTTGGCTATCGTATATCCCTCCGCCTTAAGAGTTTGCAACTCCACCGTCCCCGCCGCGATCCCGAACTCTTTGTGCGGGGCGTCGATGATTGTTTGAGCGTCGTAGCCTGCTCTTGTCCCGCCCTCCAGGTTAATAATGACTGCCACTGCCCCACTTGTGTTACCTACCAGGTTATAGGTTGCGATCTTCATGGCTCCCTCCAGGTTTTTGATTTTGTGTCGTGCTATCCATACATCACAATCATGCAAGCACCATGCCATTCTGTAAGTATGCGTAATCACGCTTTGTTTCGAGATTGCGAATCTATAGCAAGTAGATAGTTTTTTTACACCTGAGGGGGCAAAATCACCGAATAGCCTACTCTCACAACGGAATAAAAAGGTGATAAATAACTATACATCATGATAAGGAATGATACAGCACTCAAGGTGTCGTAATTATTGAGGTCTTCCCGTAACGGGAAGAATGGCAGGTATGAAGAAAATTATCACTCTGAAGAAAGTAGTTGACAATCTGCCCCTCGCGTGTATACTGGTAAGAGAGCTTATGAATAAGCACCCGAAACAGATAGGAAAGGTGGCGATACCAGAGAAGTTAGCGCCGAGGTATGAAGCAATGGGTGTGCTCTTGGAGCAAGGGCTTAACATCCCGGAGGCGAGCAAGGCTCTCGGGATCACAAGACAGCGTGGGCACCAGATCGCAAAACGATTTGACTTGACGTCCCGCAAGTATCTAAAACTGGCTTCCAGTGCGGTAGAAACGACCCTCAAGGGTGAGGCGGTAGGCCAAGCAGACCCCCCCAAAGCCTCAACAATTATCGAAACCGCCAAGATGGTGTATGATCGGGTGCAGCCCGCCAAGTCAGCCTCGGATATACCTGCCTCGGTATCCTTCACCCAGATCAATCTCAATATCAGCAATGGTAGTTCTATACAGGGAATCTAACAGAAGCCATAAGTACCTACAATCGTTGGTTTATCGCTCACGATATATTATCATATACCCCCAAAAAAGCCCCCAAAAGGTTGTACTGTGTGTCCTCTGCTACTCGCCCCGTGTTCTACCAGGGCGTTACCCCTTCCTGCCCGGCAGGGTGGTCCCGATGTGCCCCTGCGCCCCACCACCATGACCGTTGGGTCCGTTTCTCCCTGACTGCCAGACCCCCCGGCCTGACCATTCGACCCCCGGCCTCTCCGCATAATCACATAACCCCCTTCCCAACTGCGCGCTATTTTTTTAAAATCCCCTACTCCCACGCCCAATCCTTATCTGAGGATTGAGGTAACGGCTGTATTATGTTGCAGTAGTTGGCAAAACAGTGTTTTTTACAATACTCCCGTATTTATGTAAGTATTATTTAAGATATCATGCTCAGTCCTCAGTTGAGGATTGAGCCAAGATGAACCGGCGAGACCAGACTATACCGGTGATGTTGCGTCGGAGTTCTACTTCTATGACGCCTTTCTTTCGGAGGGACGAGAGGATATTCGCTATCGAGTGGGCCTTGATACCTACGCAGAGGCCAATAAAAACGTTTGTGGCGCGGGTTGTGCCATCTTTCTTCGTGAGATACCAGAGTACCCCGAGGACTAGCTTCTCGCTCCCCGTTTAAAATCCTGGGTATATCAAGAATATCTTGACTTTTGGATTGCACGGTGAAAAAATGTGCTCATGTCTTATTCTGTAAGGCAAATTCGTACCAAAACCGATTTTACGCCTAGTGTGTTTACTTCTGAGGACATGGGTGTCCGCCACCGGACATATATGTCCGGGTATAAGGAGAGTTAAATCGTGGCGTCGATAAACAGGATACGGACGAAACAGAGAAAAAAAGATATGTCCGATAGGCACAAGACCTTTCAGGTCCGAGACCTGCGGGAACAAGGATTTTTTACCGTTGACGACGCCTACCTCGACGGGAAGTGGCTCCGTCTCCTGAAAGGCTGCCCATCCGCTGTATATTTTGCTTTGTGCCGCCACGCAGACCGTTATCAGGTGGCGTACCCTTCCGAAATATATCTCGCCGACGAAACCGGATATGGAGAGCGTCAAGTGAGAAGGGCAATAAAAATACTGGAGTTTCACCGGCTCGTTGAGGTCGGTCGGGAGATGAGAAATCATAATCTCTATTGTCTTCTCAACCGCAAACATTGGCGGAAGGCTGCCACATGGACGGGTGCGGGTAATTGCCGTAAGCCTACCAAGGCAGAGGCGGAAGCCTTCAGGGAGAGGAACGAATAATGGCCTTAATTTCCCGTGACGGAGGCCGCCACATCAACATCGGCACGCCTTCGGAAATTAGTTGCAAAACTTCTTGACAAACAATGCATAATCTTGCATTATTACCTCATGGTCATAAACGGCGTATCATTTTCGCCTCACCCTGACATCGGTTTTCTTTCCGACGAAAAGGGAATCGCGCTCCCTAAAGACCAACTTAAGCCCTGCCTGTACAAATTCAACTACATCAACATCGCTACCCGCATAGCATCGAAGGAGTGGCCGGAACTCGATACCTACCGGCAGCTTATCAAGGACGATCTGTGGTTTATTCTGTACTTCATCGTCAAGCCGTTTGCAGACGAAGCGGGACGGACGATGGTCAACCATCCCTTCACCGTTCGGTATTGCCGGGAAATAGAACAGGGGCCGAAGGATTTTACCCTTGACCTGGCGGCAAGATTTCATTACAAAAGCTCCATAATTACGACCGCCGAAACGATACAATTTCAGTTGAACAACCCCGAATACTGCACGGGCATTTTCTCACACAAGGCCCCCGTCGCAAAAGATTTCCTGTTTTCCATCAAGCAGACCTTTCAGCGTGAGCGCATCCTGTCGGCGTGCTTCCCCGATGTAGTATGGGAGAACTGCGAGAAAGAGGCACCCCTGTGGAGCCTCGATGAGGGGATAATCCTTAAGCGTACCACGAACCGGAAAGAGGCATCGGTGTCGGCCCACGGACTCACCGAGGGTATGCCTACCGGCCTTCACTTCGAGCGACGTGTCTATGACGATATTTCCACGCAGGACATAGCGGACAGCCCCGACGTGATCCAGAAGGTAAACAAGGCGTTCGACGTGTCCCAAAACCTGAAAACCCTTGTAAGCTCCCATCACCGGGTGGTCGGCACGTTCTATTCTCACAACGACCCGCTTATCTACGTGCGCGATAAGAAAGACCTCGATGGACAGCCTCTCTATCACATTCGCTTCAAGCCGGCCACCCACGACGGGACAGGAAGCGGAACGCCCGTTCTTATGTCCCAAGACGCGCTAAACCAGCTTAAGAAGGACTCCTCGTTTAATTGCCAGCAGTTGCTAGACCCCACACCACACGACGAGATGCGCCTTGACCCCGCCTTTCTCAAACCGATAGACCGACCCTTCATCGCAAAAAACCTCTACCGCATAATGATTATCGACCAGGCAGGAGACCTCGAAAGCAACAAGGGGAAGGGCAAGGACATCGATGCATGGGCGATGGTCGTCTTGGGCGTTAACCCCGCTATGGATGACAAGGGCCAGAGTGAGGTGACAATTCTCGACCTGTGGATTACCCCCGCTACCGAATCGGAAGCGATAGAACAGGCTGTCAGGATGTACACAGACGGCGGTATCATCCAGAAGCTCGGCGTCGAAGTGACAAGCCAGACGAAGGACCATCTTCACATCGGGGAAGCCCTGAAAAAGCGGGGCCGGAACATCGTGTGGGGAGAGGCCAATCAGCACACGAGCGGCGTCCGCCTTCGCCCCGCCGGTAGGCACAAGGCGAAGTTCATCGAGAGCGCCCTGGCATGGCCGCTCAACAATTCAAAGTGGTTCTATTGTACCGACATTCCGAAGCAGTACATAGACCGGCTGAAACAGGAGATGGACAAGTTCCCGCTGTGGCACGACGATGGTTTGAACGCCTGCGCGTATCTCTATGACATCCTTCCCCATTGCCGGTTCCAGATGAGAGAACAAGAGAGGCCGAAGGATAGGCCAGTGAATCAGATCATGGCGGAACAGGTGTTGTTGTCGAAATGGTGAATATCAGAATGGGAGGATTAATGCCTCTGTCGGAATGCGACATAGCGAGTACCCCGAAAAAAGTTCTTGACAAAATACCAGAGAAGGTGTTTCTGTTGGATAATGCAGACTTTTGTTTACAGATTATGACAAAGACGCCATTCAGCGGGAAGCTGACCGTCGAATTTAACATGGGTGGTGTGTCAAAAGTAGAGAAGGTAGAGAAATTGAAGTAGCACAACACAAAGAGTAGCAGAGCAAGTACCGAAAGGTAACTACGACGCCTCTTGATTGGCCGAAAGGTCTGTCAAGAGGCGTTTTTATCTGATAGGTGGTCATGGAAGAAGAGACTCAATGCCAACACAAGAACACGGTGCGGACGGCGAAGAAAGAAGAGGTTTCTACCTCTGTTTTTACATGGCCCGTTATTACCGCAATAGTCACATGCTGTCTCAAATGCGGGGAGCGCGTTAATGGGTAATGCCCGAAAAGAACGCCGGATGATTGAACGAGAACTTGAGCGAAAATACGACGCCATTATGCGTGGATCCGGTAGGCAATACGACAACTTGATAGGTGATATGGCCGTCCAGGGCGCGACGATAGAAGAAATACAACGGGCCGTCATTGAGGCCCACAACCGTGGACAGGTAGCATGATCGAGACACCGGACGACAAAAAGGGCGCAAAGGGCAAGCCGAGCGACGAAAAGGAATTTCTCGACCTCGCCACGAAACGCCTGAAGAGAGAGATAGAGGCCGACGATCACAACCGCAAGGCCGGTATCGAAGACCTGAAGTTCATCAACGGCGATCAGTGGGAAGAAGGAGAAAAGCGCCGCCGCTCCATCAGGGGCCGTCCCTATCTTCAGGTGAACGAGCTTCCGAAGTACGTCAACCAGGTCGTCGGTGATATGCGCCACAACCGGGCAAGGATAAAGGTCATCCCCGGTAGCCCGGACGCCAACGCCATAGTCGCCAATGTGCGGCAGGGCATTATCTCCGAGATCGAATACGACTCCAACGCCGAAGCGATTTACGACTACACGGGAGAAATGATGACATCATGCGGTTACGGCGCATGGCGCATCCTCACCCGGTATCTCGATGATGACCCGTTCTTGCAGGAAATCTACCTTGAGCGCATCCGTAACCCCTTCCTCGTCTACATGGATTCATCGGCGACATCGGAAGTCTATGCGGACGCCAAGTACGGCTTTGTGCTCGAGAAGGTTACGGAAGATGAATTTGAAGAACGATACCCCGGACAGAACCGGCCCGATACGAGCCTGAAAGTAGGTACGGGCGTCTCTCAAGAAATCTGGTATGCCGACAGTGAAAGCTTTTTCATCGCGGATTACTACGTGATCGAGTCCGAAAAGCGCACGGTTTGTCTAATGAAGGACGGCACCACGCAAGATAAGCCGGACATTGACGAGAAGATAGCGGAATGGGAGAAAGAGGCGGCTATTACCGTCCAGGCACAACAGGCACAGGCATTGATGACGGTACAGGCGGCGGTCGCAGCCGGTCAGCCGGCCCCCGCTATTCAGCCCCCGTCCCCCCCTCAGATGCCCGGCAGCCTCACCATCGTCAAAAGCCGGGATATAGACGCCCCCCGTGTGCGTCACTACGCGATCACGGCAGACACCATCCTTGACGGCCCGAATGACGTACCCGGTAAGTACATACCCATCATCCTCGCCAAAGGCCCCGACCGGAACATTGAGGGCAAGACGTTCGTCAGGAGCCTCATCAGGGACGCCAAAGACCCGCAGAGGATGCTCAATTTTTGGGTGACGGATGCCGCCGAGATCGTGGACATGATACCGAAGGCCCCATGGATCGGGACGGCGAAGCAGTTCGAGGGCTACGAGCAGGATTACGCATCGGCGAACGTCGAGAACTTTCCTTTCCTGAAATACAACATCGACACCGGAGAAAACGGACAGACGCAGGCCCCGCCCCCCAAGCGTAACGAGTTAGGGCAGATGCCCGCCGCCGTCTTTCAGCAGATCAGCATATGCCAGCAAGCCATTCGGGACGCGATAGGAATGTATAAGGCCGATGTGGGCGACCAGGGACCGGAAAGAACCGGCAAGGCGATCATTGAGAGGCAGAAGCCCAGCGACGTAGGGACGTTCTGTTTTGTGGACAACCTGCGTCGCGCTATAGCCCATTCCGGCAAGGTCATCAACGAAATGCTTGCTGAAGTCTATGATACCGACCGAGATGTGCCGATACGCAACATAGATGACACGCAAACCTTCATGCCGGTCAACACGACCGCAGCCGTGGCCGCAGAGAGGGTAAAGGCGAACCCCGAAAGTTATGCGGGCATCGACCCCAAGACGCTCTCTCAAATGGCAATCAAGAGCAGCGAGCAAAAATTCAACAGCCTCAAAGACGGCACCTATGACGTGCAGATTCACACGGGGCCGAATTACGCGACTCAGAGGCAGGAGACTTCCGACAAGCTCATGCAACTTGCCGGGGTGAATCAGAACATAGCCAAGATCGGCGGCGACATCCTGATACGCAATATGGACTTTGAAGGCGCGGAAGAATTGGCAGACCGCCTTGAGGCGACGTTGCCGCCAGGAATGGTCATTCCGAAACCCGGAAAGCCGAAACGCCAGATGCCGCCCAATCCGCAAGCCGTCATAGCGGCAGAAGAATTGAAGGTCCAGCAGGCCGACCTTGAAGTCAAAAAAATGGGCCTTGAGGTAAAGAAGGCCGAACTTACGGTGAAGAAGATCAAGGCCATAAAAGAAGTGACCGACACGAAGAAAAACATGCAGGCAATGTTGCTTGGTCTTTTGAAAGACGTGTTTACACCGGAACAACAGGCGGGGCAAGCACTCCCGTCAAACTCTAACGGAGGTCAATAGCTCATGGAAGATACAACCGTGCAAACCGGCACGCAGGCCGCAGGAGCGGATTCGGCAACCGCGACACAGACACCTTCGGTCGATCAGACCGCACAGACCGCGACACAGGACGGCACGGTCACGTCCACGGGGCAACAGGCTTCTACCACGCAGGAAACACCGAAAGAACCGGGAGCGGAACCCACTGGCGCGGAGAAACGTATTGCTCAGTTGATTGCACGACAAAAAGAAGCCGACAGGCAGGCGGCGGCAAAAGCGGAAGAGGCGGCGTACTGGAAAGGCGTTGCCGAAGGGAGAACCAAGCCCGGAGAACAGACGCAGACCCAACAGGCGACTGTCGAGACTACTCCCGTAGAACCGGATCCAGACGATTACGACCAGTACGGCGACAAAGCCTACGACATTTACCAAAAAGCCCTGAGAGCCTATGACCGTGCTTTGGCTAAGTATGAGCTTCGCCAAGAAATAAAGCAGGAGCAGGAACAGGCCCGAAGGCAGACCGAGGCGACGAAGGCCGCGGAAGCGGCGGCAAAAATCAGGGAGACTTTCGAGTCTCGCATGAAGAATGCCGCAGAAGAAGACGAGGACATTACCACGATTAGGGAAGACCAATCTTTGCTCGTTTCCCCCGCAATGGCAAGCGTCATTATGCAGAGTGAGATACCGGAAAAACTCTTGAGGCATCTCCACGAGCACCGTGACGAGGACGCCAAGATAGCGGCCATGATCCCGATTGCCGCAGCGAGGGAGATGGTCAGAATCGAGATGACCCTGACCAAACCCATTCAACAGACAAATACCGTATCGCAGGCTCCGGTGCCTCACCAGACCGTCAATGCGAACAAAGGTACGCCCGTTGTGGACGACGACAAGTTGCCCATAGGAGAGTTTATCCGGCGGCGCAACGAGAGACAGTTCGGCAAGGCGAAAGAGGCGACACGGTAAAAAAGGAGACGTGTTATGCCCGGAAATACCCTTATAACCCCAACCCAGGTGCTCCGCGAAGCATTGAGGATTTTACACAACAACCTGATCTTCGTCAAGAAGGTCAATCGTGGCTACTCGAAAGAATTTGCCATCGAAGGCGCGAAGATCGGCACGACCGTCAACGTCAGGCTGCCGAACCAGTATTACGTGTCGAAACAAACCGCGTTGCAGGCACAGAATACCAATGAGTCCACTGTCCCCGTCACCCTGACGACCAACTATCAGGTGGGCCTCAACTTCACCCAGGCAGAGCTTACTCTGTCCCTGGATGACTTCAGCAAGAGAGTCATCAGCCCTGCTATGGCTCGTCTCGCCTCTCAGATCGATTATGACGGGCTTACCCTTGCCATGACCGGCGTTTATAACATGGTCGGCACGGCAGGAACCGTTCCCGGAACATCGGCCGCCTTTACCGGCGCAGATGAGAACTACGACTACACATCTCCGGCTATCTTTCTCAACGCCGGGGCGAAGATGTCGTCCTTTGCCACCCCGAAAGACAACAGGGGTATCGTCCTCAATCCGACTTCTCACGCACGGTCGGTCGCTGGACTGAGCGGCCTCCTGAATGACCAGAAGGCTATCGGGGAACAGTACCTCAACGGGGCTATCGGTCACGCCCTCGGCTTCGACTTCGCGGAAGACCAGAATGTGAACACGCTGACGGTCGGCACGAGGGCGGGGACGCACGGTACGGCAGGCCATTTTAGCATCACACAGACCGCCGCTACCGGCGACACCGTTCTTCACGTCACATGGGCCTCAGATTCCAACACCGGCAATACCATAGCCGTAGGCGAAGTGGTCAACGTCGCGGGCGTCTATTCCGTGAACCCGGAAAACCAGCAGAGTACCGGGTTACTTCAGGATTTCGTTGTGACCGCTACTACCACCATGCCCGCCGCAGGCACGCAGTTCGACCTTCCGGTCAGCCCCACTATCGTTCTCGCCGGGGTGGGGATAGCAAACGGGACGGTCAATGCGCTTCCGACTTCGACGGCTGCTATCACCATCAGGACTTCGGTATCCGCGACAACGGCGGTCGCATCGGCGCAGTTCCCTCAGAACATCGCCTATCACCCGGACTTCATGACGCTGGCGACGGCGGACCTCGAGATGCCGAAGGGTGTGGACTTCGCGGCAAGGGAAGAGTATGAGGGCATTTCCATGTTGATTGTCAGGGCTTACGACATCAACAATGCACAGTTCCCCTGTCGTATTGATGTTTTAGCAGGTTGGGCCATACTCCGTGCAATGCTCGCCTGTCGTATAACAGGTTAGTTCTTTTTCCTCTTGATGTATGATGTACTAAGGTAAATCGTACACAGGAGGATGGAGATGGATGACGAACGTGACCCGAATGTCTGCTTTGTTAAAGGATGCAACAAGAAGGCTGAAAAGCTCGGAATGTGCATGGCCCATTGGAGGCGCAATAGGAAATACGGTTCTCCTGTCGGTGACAATTGCTAAAGGCCGTGCACGGTTAGCAAGCAAATACGGCGTGACCGTCCAGACCATTTGTGATATCCGTAAAAGCCGGTCCTGGAAGCACGTCACGTAAAAAGGAGTACGACTATGAGTAGAGAACAGTTAGGAAAGAATCTGGTGGACGGGGCCTACATCCCGAATCTTCTCGTCGGCACGCTGGCGCTCGTTGGGGGCGGCAATACCTACTACGTGAACAACATTCTTGGCAAATCGACCAACACCGGCCTCGACCCTACCCTGCCGATGGATCAGGTCAACACGGCGATTACGGCCAGTGAAGCCTACAGGCTGTCTCAGTCCAATATCTATCTCCGAAACAAGATCATGGTTGTGGGCACAGGGACGGCATACAGCCCGATTACTTCCATGCCGAATTACACGGATATTGTCGGCATAGGGGCAACGCCGTGGGGCAATGGGACAGGCATCGTAATCATCGGCGCTTCTTCGGGCGGCCCCTCCAACGGCGGGAACACGTCGAGCCGTGGCTGCACATGGACAAACATCCAGTTTCAGACGGGCGGCAACTACTATGCCTTGGAAGTCTCGCAGCTTCTCAGGTCCGAGTTTAGCCGGTGCTGCTTCAGGACATCGGGCGCGGCTTCTTATGGCGGCATCCACATTACCGGCAACAGCGGCGGTAACTGGATTCACGATTGCCGGATAGAAGGCGATTCCGGCATCCCCGTGACAGGCATTACCATCGCTTCAGGCGTCACCTTCAACGACGGCATCATAGAGTACTGCGTGATCGGAGGTACGACCAACGGCCTTGCGAATGCATCCGGCGACGACACCGGCACGATATGGCGGTACAATTACTTCGGCGCTGTAACGGGCACTTGCGCGGTTCCTGTAGCCGACACGGGCGAAAACGGCCTGAGCATCTACTATGCCAACTATTCCACGGGTCAGGCGACGTGGACCATGACGAACAACCCCGGCAGGGCACTCGACAACCACCAGATGACCTTGCCGACGACCCCTGTGAAGATTTACGCAGGGACGTAACGAGAACCAGGGGCCGGGAAACCGGCCCCCATTTTAACCGTTGGAGGGAACGATGTATTGTCCGAAGTGTGACCAGTATTTTGTGAGAAACGAGGATGGGTGCCCGACTTGCGGGTTTGCAAAAGGCTTTTATGCGCCTGTTGCCCCTGTCGAGGAACCCGAAGAGACCAAAAACGAGGGGGTGAAAGAAAATGAAGGGTAAACCAGCATCCAAAACGACCAGCAAAAAGGACGGCGGCTACGCTCCTATGTCGAAGACGAAGATCAGGAACAGCGGTCATTCCGGCAAGGGCAGCGATTCCGGCCTTCCGAAAGGGCATTAAACAATAAGAGCGGGGCCGTCTTTTGGGCGGCCCTTGCGAGAAAGGAGAGCGTATGCCGATCAAACCTGTACCCACCTTCAGCAAGTGGGTCTACCCCCCGGATTATCCTCTCACGCCAGGACACGTTGTTTCTACCCAGCCTCAATTCGACCAGCTTATCTCTGAAGGCTGGCACGCAGATACAAAGTTTATCAGCCTGAAGACGGGCCTGAAGGCAGAGATTAAGAGGCTCGAAGCCACGCTTGCCGACCGGAAGCAGCGCCTTGAAGCCCTGTATGGCGACACGCCGGACGCGGAAGGGGAGAACGCCGAGCGGGCCTGCAACATCTGCGGGGTCACGTTCTACACGCCCGAAGGCTACAGCAACCACATGGCCGTACATCTCACACAGGCCAACGAGGGGTAGGTATGCCGTCCGTCAAGAAGAATGAGAAGCGAAACCACTACGTCAAGCGGGCCGTTCACGAGATGGTCCACAGTGAAGGCTTGACGCCGGAGCAAGCGGTAGGCAAGGCGGAGGGTATGTTTACTCACGCCAAGAAGAAGCGCAAGCGCCCCGAATCCATGAAGGCTTTTATGAAGCGCCGGGCCAAGGAAACGAGGAAGAAACCGTGATTATCACCGTCGAACAGATTATCACAATGGCCCTGAAGGACATTGGCGCGATAGCCAAAGAGGAACAGCCCGCCCCCGACGAATTGAACGATGGGCTTATCAAGCTCAACTTCATGCTCGATGCATGGTCCGTCCGGTCCCTCATGGTGTTAGGTTCTATCCTTGAAGCCTTCCCCCTCATGGCAGGGAAGTATGTCTACACCATCGGGATAAATGGGGACTTCGCAACGTCACGCCCATCTGCGATCACCACGGCCTTCATACGCGATCAGTACAACACGGATACCGGCGTTGACATCGCAGAGATTGACCTGTGGAGCGCGCTGACCGACAAGGCCATAGCGACGGGCAGACCGGAAATCCTTTATTACGACCGGGGCATTACTCAGCAGACCTCTTTCTTGGGCGTGATAAATCTCTATCCCGCGCCTGACACATCATCGTCCTACAAGCTGTTCATAGGCGAGCAGAAGGCGCTCAATGAGTTTGCCAAAGTGACGGATACCGTGTCGTTTCAGCAAGCCTACATGGAGTGCATCGAATACAACCTTGCGATCAGGTTATGGCCGCAGTATCACGAAGACGGGAAACCCATAAGCACGGATTTGAAGAGTCTTGCCAAGGAAAGCATGAGAGTGCTTGAGACTACAAATGCCAAACAGCCAAAAGCTACCATCGAAGTTCAAGGCAGGGTGAAGGGTGGAAGCACTTATAACGTGTATACTGGGAATTATCAATAATTACAAGGACTTATAGACCATGCGATTCCCCCTGATCGGACCTGGATACACTGGACGCAGTACGGCACTCGATCCGTCGCGCTCTGTAAATCTCTACCCTGAAGTCTCAGCAGCCGATTCCAAGTCCGTCCTTTCCCTTTCCGGTACTCCCGGTACTCTCTTGTGGGCCAATGTCGGCGCTCTCATCGTCCGTGGCTTTCACGCCTTCAACGGTCTTCTCTATGTCGTTGTCGGCAACGGCCTGTATTCCGTGGATGTAAACGGTAATGTTTCATCCGTGCTCGGCACCCTCTCAACCTCCATAGGCCGCGTCGTGATGAAGGATAACGGTCTTCAGGTATCAGGCGTGGGCGGCAACCAGCTTATGATCGTTGACGGTGCTGCGGGTTATATCTACAACGTCTCGACAGGTGCGTTTACCCCTTCGGCATCCTTCACGGGTGGCGGCGGGACAGGGACGTGCGCTTTCCCTTCTACCGGCGCAAATGCCCTTGAGTACATGGATGGCTACTTCATCGTGTCACAGACGGATTCTATGAACGTCTTTTGCTCGGACCTCTACAATGGCCTCTCATGGAATACCCTTGCAGTCGCATCCATAGAGGCGGCTCCCGATACCGTGCATGCTATATGGAATGAACAGGAGCAGCTTTTCTTTGTCAAGGAATACACATCGGAGGTATGGTACAACGCCGGGATAGCGACCGCCGTAGGCTTTCCGTTCCTGAGAATGACCGGGGCCGTGCTCGATTACGGCACACCCGCATCCGCATCAGTGGCGCGTGGCAGCAACGGCCTCTTTGCCCTCGGCAACAGGCGCGTGGGTGACGGATTCAATTTCATCGGGGCAATCAGGATTACCGCCGATTCCCCTTCCGTCATCTCTCCCCCGGCCATTACCTACCAGATGCAGAAGTGGGCACCGTGGAACGATGTTTTCGGCTACTGCTATGAACAGGACGGGCATCAATTCTATGTCGTGACTTCCCCTTCGGCAAATCAGACCTTTGTCTATGACGCATCTATAGGCGACCCGATGATTGCGTGGCACGAGCGTTCTACCTATACCGGCTCACCTTATGAGATAGGTCGTCATGTGTCGAACTGTTATGCGTTCTTCAACGGCTTGCATCTCGTGGGCGACTACCAGAATGGGAATATCTACCAGATGAAGACGGACGTTTACCGGGACAACGGAAATCCTCTTGTCGCCATAAGGACGTGTCAACCGATATTCGATAAACGCGACCTCAACAATATCTTCATCCGAAAATTGCAGGTTGACGCAGAAACAGGGGTATCGGCTGTCGGCCTCGACTCACAGATTGCACTCGACTGGAGCGATGACGGTGGAAATAAATGGAGCAATTCATACCCCGTGTCGCTTGGCAAGACAGGGCAATATAAAACAAGGGCGGTCTGGCGGCGACTCGGATGCACCCGGAGTCGAATATTCCGCGTGACGATAAGCGCACCCGTCAAAAGGACGCTCATAGCGGGGTACGTGACATGATTAGGCAACTTCCCCCCGAAGAAGTCTACCGTATCATACCTCTTGTGAGAGATATGCTCATCGAGATAGGACACGTGGGGGGACTGAAAGAAGATGCGTTCTCAGCGTCATGGGGGACGGCAATTCAGAAAGGCGCAGGCATTGTATGTGTGGAACAAGACGAAGCCGGGAATATAGCCGGCACTATCGGCGGTACATTCCTGAAAGACGCTTTTTCACAGGAACCGATGATTTATACCTCTTTTGAGTGCAATGCAAGCAATGATCTTTACTGGTATTTTGATAATGAAGCGGAAAAACGAGGCGCAAAAACCATTGCTATCGTGAAAATAAACGGACAAAAAACCACTCGCAGGTGCCTTTACGACATGGGATATGAAGTATCGAGGGTTTTGACAGTGTGGTCGAGGAGATTAGCCGCGTAAACTATGAACGAGTTGGCTGAAAGAATCGCTGCGATAAAAGAACGGCTTGAGGATCTTCCCGCTCCATTGGGCAAGAACCCGTTTCCATTGCGCCATCTCTTTGCTGACGGTCTCTACATACGGGAAATCACTGTCCCTGCCGGTGCACTCACTGTTACCGCAATGCACAAGAAAGAGCATGTGACCGTTATATTGAAGGGTCGGCTATCAATCCTTGAAAACTGTGGCACAAGGGTCGTGGAAGCCCCTGATTTGTTTATCACGCCCGCAGGAACGAGACGGGCTATTTATCATCACACCGAAGTAGTGCTGACAACGATACATGCGAATCCTGACGGCGAAAGAAACATAGAAGTCCTTGAAAAACGATTTGCGGCATTTGACCCAAGCGATATGGAAGATGGAGCGACGATTGAGATAACGGCTGAAGGAGTAAAAAAACTATGAGCTTTGTTACGGTGGCGGCAATAGTAGGTGGCGGTGCACTTGCGGGTAGTCTTGGAAGCGCCCTTATTGGCAGCAATGCAGCTAATAGTGCCGCACAACAAGCGGCATCAGGAAATCAAAACGCACTTCTCGGCATCCAGGGTGGAGAACAGGCAGGGGCAGCGGCACTCTCACCATACTACACGGGGGGGTTGCAGAATTACGATTTCCTCTCCTACCTATTGACAGGCAATGCGAACCCTCAGAACGCTCAAGCCCTTACTCCCGATCAGCAGGCCCGAGAAGGTCTCTTGCAGTCGCTCATTAATTGGGACGCGGCCCCTCCCGGCGCACAGGGGGAACTCGCAACATTACAACAGCAGGGACAGGCGGCTCAAGCAGCCCAAGGGGCGCAGGCGGCGGCAACGGGGTCCGGCCTTCCCGCTAACTACCTGACCAACATCCCGGCGTTCAATTACGACCCGACGAAGGACACAAACCTCATCGGCGCGGGGAATCTCGCAAGTCAGCAGATAGCGGCACAGCAGGCGGCGGGCGGCGGCTTCGGCTCCGGCAATATGGCTTCATCTATCGCGGAAGAACTCGCCGGAACGCTTGAGCCTCAGTATTATCAGATGGCCGCGAACACCTACAACGTGAATCAGATTCAGCCCCGGACGATGCTCTACAACATGCTCACCGGCTCGACGGGCGGCGCGGGTCAGAGTGCGGCGGGCAGCCTTGCAAACGTCTACACCGGACAGGCAACGAACGCAGCGCCTTATTCGGCAGGCATAGGGAACGCTCTTGCGTCGGGGACGATGGGCAGCGCGAACGCATATACAAATGCCCTTACGGGGACGAGCAACAACGCGATGGGCGCAGGGAATTTATACGT